CCGCGGTCGCGGTGCTTTTCTTTTTTATTAATAGAGAGAACCTTTTACCCCGGCAGCAACCCCCCGAAAAAAGAAAGAAAGAAAACAAAGAGAAAGAAAGAAAGAAAGAAACAAAAGAAAATAAAAGGAAAACAAAAAGAAAATAAAAGGAGAAAGACGGAGGAAAAAGAAAGAAAGAAAGAAACAAAAGAAAACAAAAAGCAAAAGAACGGAAAGAAAGAAAGAAGCCCCGAGAGAAAAAACCAAAGAAAGCCAAAGAAAAAAAAACAAAGAAAAAAAACAAAGAGAAAACAAAGAGAGAAAGCAAAAGAAAATTAAAATAAAAATAAAAAAGAAAAAGAAATCAAAGAAAACTTACAAAAAGAAAGAGAAAAAAACCAAAGAAAGCAAAAGAAAACCAAAGAAAATTAAAAACAAAACAAAAAAACAAACCTCAGAAACAAAAAGAAAGAGAACAAAATGAAAAGCCAAACTAAATCATCAGATTTTATCTTCAAAATTTAAATCAATTTTTATCAAGCTGAAATCTCAAGATCAGCAAAGCGTCAGAAGTTGCCAAAGTGACTCTCTGATCTGGAAACAATCGCTGTGCCTCATCCTTTAAAAACCTTTTCCATTCGGTTTGGCTTCTCTCTCCCTTTTTCCCAAGGCTTAAACCCTTTTGCCATTTTTGAGGGCTCACAAGGTGAATCTCAAACTTTAAAACCATCAAAACACCCAGCAAAAAGCCAAAATTCCTGCCAAACTTAAACATTGCCGACCCCGGTTGTGGCTTGCCTATAAAGCCAGAAACTTTTTCGAGACAGCAAACAGGAGTATCGGGGAAACTTAAATCACTCAAATAATTTAGCTGATCAATGATCTCTGAATCTGATTGAGGAATTTTAATAGAATAAATTTTCTTTATTCTTTTTCTTGGCTCAACTGTTTTGTAATACGCCCAAGCAAAACCGCCAGAGGCACCGGGATCAATTCCAAGAACAACCATAATTTTTTAAAGGAAACGGGCGCGGGCAAAGGGCAAGGAGGCAAGAAACCCCGCGGCGGAAAGGTAAAACGCCGCACCCGCACCCGTGGAAATTAAAAATCTAGTTTAACACTGAGCCCCATGATTTTGATTTGTTGCCGCAACTCGCGTTCTCTCTCCCTGAGTCTTTCGATTTTCTTCATATTCGACTCATTGGCAAGTTTTTTCCGCAACGCTTTTAAAACTGCGGCCTTTTTCTCAAGCTCTCCAAGCGTGTTCATTTTAAAAAGTAGACTGCACCCGTTGTTTTCTCAAATTAAAAAACCCGTCAAGCCGGGGCTCTTTCTGCATAATCAAGCGCGAATAAAAAGGCGCATAATTATTGTTTATTTTAAATTCATCGCCGCGGGTCTGAATATTGCGATGCCAGCGAACCACCTCAATCAGCGAATTAATGCCGTAAACGTCGCGCCCTGCCCTTTTTAATTTCAAAGCATGGGCCACAAGCTCGGCATACACCTCTGGATTTTTGTCGTGAAAATTCCTAAAAGTGCGCTCAAGGGGGCTTATAAATCCAAAATAATGTTGCGTCATGGCTGGAATGGGGTGGTTATTTTTTTAAGTTGCTGCTCGTGCAGGGCACGGCGGTTTAGAATATCCTCTTTTTTTTCTGTTAATTTTTGCAATCCTGCACGGGCGGTTTTTCTTTCCTCCTCTTTTTTTGCGATTTTAATGCTCAAGGTTGAATCTCTGGAGCCGCCCCCCCGCGCCTTTTTTATATTATAAATTGACTTATCAAGCCGCCCAATAACCGTCCAAGATTCACGTTCAAGCTCCTCAACGCGGTTTAATTCGCTCTGAAAGCTACCGCAAGCCGTGCAAATTATTAGTTTAAAAACTTTTATTGTTACCTTTAAAAAATCGTCATCGGGTGCGTGGGAAATAATTTCAGACGCGCACCGCGGGCACCTCTTTTTCAAAATTTTATTTGGCAGGGATTCGGATTTCATTTTCTATTTTTTGAGCTAATTCATCAACCGCACTTTTAGAAACTGAAACAGCGGCCTCCTCGGCATTGGCAGGGAAACGAAAGCCGAGCTCGATGGCCCTCACCAACCTTTCAGCCGCAATTGGCGCGTCGTTTTTTTCAAGCTCGCTTATGTGCGACTGCAATTGACTCACTGAAACCCTCCCAAGCTTTTCGGTCAAATGAACAACCCACATTTCCCAAGCCGACAAAAATATTTTATTTTTTAAATGAGAAGGGAAAAGAACCCCACCCCCCTTAATGGCTTCGGGGTGTGTGTTATTCTTACTCTTATTCTTATTCTTATACTTAGACCAAGAGTTTTGCGGATCAATTTCGGTTTGTTCGTTTTTTTCCTGCGGCTCTACGGATGCGGCGGCAGTATCTACGGAAATTCCCCCCTCTCCTCCGTAAATCGTTAGCAACTCGGAATTTGTTTTGAACAGCCAGCCAATATCTATCAGCACAGGAATTGAGAGTTTTAAGTCATCAACAAGAACGCGAGTTTTCACGGCCATATCCTCAACCGTATATTCTCGCCCGTCCGTGTCGCATAAAATCCCGCGGTGCTCATATCCTCCCCGGCTGGATAGCTGAAGCAAAACCATCCACGCGCCAAAGATTTTCAGCCCGTCGCTCCCGCGAGCCATCAAGCGGCCAAAAGCAATCGAGTCGTGGCGGTTGGGCGTTAATACCCATCCAAGATTCTTGCGCCGCCTCGTTTCAGAGTTCTCATAAAGTGCCCGCCAATTTGTGACCCCGTAAATCATTCGGCCATCCCTAGAACTTTTTTAAAGGCGTTTTCCGTACCCGCCCCCACCTCTCTAAAATGCCTCATCCTGCCCGACTCAAGAATTTTTTTAAAATCCTCGACTGATTCGTTTTTAAAATCTTCGTTTTTCACTTGGTCGAGTCGGCGCAGGGCATTCTTGCAACGGGTGTTAAAAGGGTAATTGCTCCACCACTTGCCCGAGTCTAATTTTTCCAAAATTTTTCTCATGCTATTTTTATTCTTTTTTGCGGCGCAAATGTTTTGTCATTGCGTTAAACAATGGGCCGCGGCTGTCGGAATCATCACCCGCGCCCCTTTGGAATAAATTGACGGCCTCAACCTCCTCGGGGAAAACAGAGGAAAGTTTTGCCCTGTTCCCCGAGTCGGCCTTTGAGATAAGCCGCAAAAGCTCCGCGGTGAAATGGTTTCCGTACCCCCCGAGAATTTCTCCAAGCTGTGAACGGTCATGGTCTGTCATGGCATTTTGCTCCCCAAGTAATAATGGTCTTTTGCGGACGGGTGAAAATTGTTTTCATCTTGCCACAGGTCGTTGATGCACTCGACCATTTCAAGAGCTCCCTGCCTTTCGTCGCTGCTCCACTCCTTGACCTCAATGGGGGAGGGCTCGCAAGTGTTAAGCGCAATATTTATGGCCGCAACCTCTTGCCCGATGCCAACGGCCTCAAGGCCGCGCTCAACTGCCGCAGCATAAAAAGAAATTTGACGCATATCTTTTTTATACCAATTAACCCGCCAGCGGCTTTTAAGTTTTTTGAACCGCCGAGTTTTCCAATCAACAACAGAATTGCCGTAGCCCTTTAGTTTCAAAAAAGCATCGCACCGACCAGCAACCCCAATATTTTCATCCACAAGGCTTTGCTCTAGCCAGTGAACAAGCTCGACGTTTTCCTGCACCCAATCCGCGGCAATTTTTAAAAGTGGATTTTCCTTGTCCCATCTTTCTCCCTTCAAAATGGATTCAATGCCGTCGTGAATTCCCGTGCCGAATTCCGCCGCCTTTCTCCCGTCAGAGCGGGCCAACAAAATGACGCGGGAAAAATAATCGTCCATTTGCTCACCCTCAAGAGGGCGGTTATTAAAGGACGCGGCAAGTAAATGCTTGTCTAGATAAACACGCAAGGCGCGGTTTTCAAGAATTCCCATAATGTGAGTAATGGAGGGAAAGAAATTTTCCTTTCTTGCTTCCCGCAGGGTGACAGGCTTGCCGTCCTCCCGAATATATCGCGGCTCGCCCTGCGGCGTATAAAAATGAGCTGATTGAACCTCCCGCATCAATGCGCGGGCGGCAGCTTTCTCGGGGTTGTCGCTTGTTTCAAATATCATTCGGGTCGTGCTCCTTAAAAATCCAGCCGCGCTCTTGCAGATTGTCGCGCATCCATGAAAGCTTTTTCTCGCCGCAAAGCAAACGCATTTGCAGCCGCTTATATCCCATATAAACGGCCCCGTGATCGCGGTTCATCATTTCCCCAATGTGCGTCCAAGTAAAACCCGAGTTTCGCAAAATCGTATAAAGAAAAAACCTTGCCACCACAACGTGCTCTTGGCGCGATGGGCTTAAAATCAATCCCTCATCAATTCCGCAAACCTCAACAACGTCGAGCGTTGCCCTGTCGATATGCGACTCAAAACGCGACCCCTTAATTTCTTGTTCTGTCTCTTTCATTTTTTACCTCCTTTTTTTTAAAGTTTTGCCGGGGCCAGCATTGCAGTCCAAGGGTGGAGTTACTGCACGGGGGTGCGAGTTGCCAGCCCCGACAAAATTATTTCTTAAAACGGCACATCATCATCAACATTGACAACCTGAGCGGCGGCCTCTGGCTTTTGCTCTGGCTGATCAGAGACACGGACGCGAATACAATCCGTGAGCTCTCCTTTAAAGGTTGTCTTTGTCGCGTATAGGGTGCAATTGCGGCCTCTCCAGTTTAGCGAGTCATTTCCAAACGCGGCAACGAGGGTTGACGAATTTGTTTTATTGATAACCAGACCCGATTGCTTGCCGCTGAACCTTAAAACGGGTTGCATTTTTCCCTGCTCCCCGACCGCCTCTTTTTCGCATGACTCAACTTGCAAGGTGATCTGTGAATTTGGTTCGGCCATAATATCCGCCGCCGTAAAATATGCAGACGGGAATGCCTCAGACATTAACATTTTTTTTCCTTTCTCCTTTTCATTTTTAAACCGTCGCGACCTCCGCAACGGCCCGAGACACTAGCACAACGGCTTTGCTTGTCTCGCTTAACTTGTTGGCGGGTTATTCTCAGTCCAGAACCCGCCGCCATTTCATCCGATAAAGGACGCTTGCCAAATCTTGAGCCATTAGGTCAACGGCTTTTTCGCTCAACATATCGCCCGACGAAACGTGAAGCACTTCGTGGCAAATAGTGTCAAGTAGTTCCCTCTCGCTGCCGTGCGCATTTACGTCAACGACAATTTCCCTTGCCGCAAGATCGGCAAACCCTAGCAGCTTTTGCCGTTTAAGGCTTTCCGCTCGCCACTTGATCGGCTTGCGCGGCATCCTTTTCCCCGTCTCTTTTTGTTCTGGCCCAGCGAGCCAATGCAGCTTTGCGGCATTTCTCACTTGATTTTCCCTTTCCAGCAAGGCCGCCCTTTCGCCCAATCTCTGCAAAATATTTTTTTAGTTCCGCGTTCACTTTTTTAATTTTCTCCCTGCAAAGCCGTTTCGTCAATGCCGAGTTATACAACACCCGTTGCCAACATAGCCCGCAGCCAATCAAAAGGCCGCACAGGGCAACCTCGGGCCATTTATGGGGGGCGTCGTTTCCCTTTTTGTGATCATCAATGCTCAGGACATGTCAAAAATAAGATTAAAACGGCCCGATTCCCAGATTGGTTTATCATGGCGACTAGAATAAATTTCAAACTTAACAGGGCCACAGGTTGAACCCGACTTGCTTGGGATTGGCTCCCGTGATTTCTTGCGCATCAATTTAAAGACGGCACTCTTGCCCGCTGGGGTAAACGGCTTTTTCCATTGCGGCTTGCTTTCGCCGTCGATGGCGAGCCAGTAATATTTTTTTTCAACTTTCACGCTTGCCCTCCATGAATTTAAAAATCTTTGTAAGGGCGCGACCGATTGCAACATTGTGCCCGCTGGCCTTGATGGGGCCGAGGGCAATCAGCTCAAAGCGTCCCGGCTTCACCTCGACTTCACGCGAAAGCCTAAAGGGGCCGCCGCCAATTTTATCGGCAAGCCAAAAGTTTTGGCGATTGCACAAAATGCTTGTGCCTCGGCCCCTGCCCGCCTCTCGGTCAACCCAATCCTGATCATATACCCAGATTTGCACGTTGGTGTATTCGTTCATTTTTTACCTCCTTTTTTATTTTCAGTTGTTTTCTTTATTGTGGCACGGGATTCGGTAGCTGCTTGACCCGCACCTAGATTTTCCATCTTTACTTGTATAAACTGACGCCGTGTGCGTGTAGCCATCAAAATTTTTTGCAAACTGCCCGCAAGGATGCGCCACAAATCCAGCCTTTAAAATTGCTTGCCGCATTGCCGAAAGACTTGGCTCGCTCAAGGGGTGGGGGCTGGCAGATTTTGCAACGGGATCACCTTGCCCGAAAAATTTGTTGTGATAAATTTTTGCGACTAGCTTGCCCATTTTTATTTTCAGTTGTTTGCCCGATGCCAAAGCAGGGCGTTGTCAATGTCGTGTTTCCAATCCTCAAGCGATTGCGAGCGCAATGCATAAATACAAATTGACGGCGGCAAATTGGTGCAATCGAATCCGTCCGAGTTTGCAAAATAAAAATATCCGCGGCCCTTAACCAGCTCAAGCGCGGGCTCCTTGGCTTGAAGATACAAGTTTAAAGCTTTCATTGTGGGGTTCATTTAAGTGATTTTTTTTTATTTTTTATAAAGCGAATTAAAGAAATTTGCTTGGGCGTTGGCGCAAGCGTCCGTAATTTTTTTATTGGCCCGCGCCGATTTTTGGCCGTGAGTGAGGGTGCGTCCACCTGTGCCAATGTAGGTAACTATTGTTGCCTTTTTGCGGTAATTTTCGGCGGCCTCATACCACTCGTTTGACACTTCGACCATTTCCAAGCCTACTGCAAAAGCATCCTCGGGGAATTCAGGGTCATGTTTACCGTTTTTAATGCCTTTGACCGCCTCCACCGCGTCCTGCGCCTCTTGCCAATCTTGCCACGTTTCCCGTGAGTAGAACAACCGGACGGAGCCAGTGCCCACTATGCTTTCACCTAGCACCGTCGCCCCTGACTCTGCTGGGTTCAAGCACGCGGGACGCTCGTCGATTGCCATTGCTATCCGGTTTCCGTGTTCCGTGCTGGCGGCGGAAATGTTAAATGCTTTGGCGCGTAAGGTTCCTGCTGTGCCTTCTGTGAGTGTTTTTGTCTCGTTCGTTGTTGTCATGGTTAGAGAATGGTGCAAAGCGGCTGTGCTGTCAACAGAAAAAGTGAATTATTTTTATTTTTTAATTCGCGCCCTCAACAAGTCGCATTTTGTTGCCTGTCGGGCGGCTTGCCAATTTTGCTCACTAATCGCAAAGCGTTCCCCGCCGGGAAGCTCCACCATGTAGGCCCAATCACAATCACCGTTGCAATACTCAACCCACTCCTTGCGCTTGTATCCGACGAAATCGCCAAACACGGTTGCGCCGCGGTCTTTGCCCCATGTCTTGACGGGCTTTGCGATCCCGCGAAAAAGAAAAAAGTCAGGTTGCTCGTTGTTTGTCTCGTTGTTTGTCTCGTTCGTTGTTGTCATGGTTAGAGAATGGTGCAAAGCGGCTGTGCTGTCAACAGAAAAAGTGAATTATTTTTATTTTTTTATCCCACAAAAAAGGGGGGTTGTTAGCCCCCCCCCTGCCTTTGTCTCTGGGTTGTTTATTCGGCAACCTCCAACACCTCAGCCGCGGCCTCTTTCATCTGGTAAGGCTCATGGCGGCAAATGGTATCGAGCTGCTTTTGTAGCTCAATCGTGCGCCCTGCAAGCGTGGACACGGGCCAAGCTTTGCCCACCTCGGTGAAAGCGTTGAGCAATGTCCAAAGGGTTTCGCCCTTGTGCTCTGCATGGCGCGGGGTGTTGTACTCATTGAGCACCGAGTCAATTTTTGAGCTGGGCAGAATTCCCTCTTTCATTGCCTCGCATACCGCGTCGTGCATTTCCATGCGCGAAAGCTCGCGCTCTTTGTAAGCAGCTACGCGCTGACCTTGGTTGATATAGGAGCCCGCCATGTTATCAATCAAAAGGGCAAGACGGTCGTCCATATCTTTTGCCGCGTTGGTTGTGTTGCGGCGGCCAATTTGCATCTCGCCGCAAAACATCATATTGGCGCAAACGAAAACATCGTTGCCAATAACAACCCGATCCGCAAATTGCTTTGTCCAAGAATTCCGCAAGCCGATCATGGTTCCGTATTCTGGGTTTTTGAATTCGGGGTGCTCCATATTGATGAGCCCGAAAAATTTGCGATCATCGTCGGTCGTCGCAAATTGTTGCTCGACAATTTGCCAGCCGTGATCAGTGCATTTTTTGACAACTCGATCAATTGAGTTGATGTATGGCTGAGGGTTCCAGCGGCCCACGGCCTCTGGAGTTTTAATTTTCTGCATATATTCGTATGAGCGAATTTTTGTTGCAGAATCTAAGCATAGTCCTTTCATTTTATTCCTTTTTTTTATGGTTTCGTTTTTGGTTGTTGTTGGTTAGTTTTCAAAAGTCGGCATTGGCACGCGCTCGGGGGCGTATGCGCCAAGAACATATTTTTCGTCCATTTTATCGGGGGCGAAATTATGAAATAAGGTTTCCTCGTATGCCAAAAAGGCCGCGCAATTATGGGCGGCGGCCACCTTGAAAATAAAAGCGCGGGCCTTTTTAAGCAACGCCTTGCGGGTGCGCTCGCTGGTGGATCGGGTGGGCTTGAATTGGGCGACAACCGAACCGCGAAAAAGAACCGCACAACGAAAGGTAGGGTCTTGCGCCCAGCCATCAACTCGGGGCGTCGGGTGCAGCTCAATGCGGATAGTTGCGGATAGTGTGCGGCCCAGCTTTTTTGATTCGGTGATTGGCGGGTTGGCTCGCTTCTCTTTAACCGAGAGGCTGGCGAAATTTTTTTGGTTGTTCATTGTCGTGTGTGTTTTGGTTTTGGTTGGTTGGTTTAGCCAAGAAGCGCGTCAAGTATTGCTAGGTGGCGCTCGTCAATTGCTCGGTCGTGGGCGCTAATGACGCAATGCTTGAGACTGCCACGCAAAACGCGGCGATATGCCTCTTGCTCCTTGCGGGGCATATTGTTGAGCGCAAGCAAGTCGTTGCTCGTGCGTTGGGGAGTGGCGGGCGTGGCCTTGGCAGCGGCGAGCACCTGAGCGGGGTTGAGGGTGAGGCCGGTGATTTTCGTTGTCTCGTTCGTTGTTGTCATGGTTAGAGGATGGTGCAAAGCGGCTGTGCTGTCAACAGAAAAAATGATTTATTTTTCTTTTTTAATTTTGGTTAAAAGGGTAAATTCCGTGCTGTTTCTTTATTCGTGTCGCCGCTGCTTTCAGGCCACTTATTTTGCGTTCTGTCTTTTTGGCCCATGCGCTATTTCCGGGAACGCTATTAGTGGCAAGCTCGTGCGCCAAAGATTCGCGTTTGCTTTTCAGGTCATGCAATTGGCGAAGTGCGTCGGGATTATATTGCGGAAAATCTGCAATCATTTTTTGAAGTTTTGTCTCGTTCGTTGTTGTCATGGTTAGAGGATGGTGCAAAGCGGCTGTGCTGTCAACAGAAAAAGTGAATTATTTTTATTTTTTTTCGGCTCAAGATACCCAAACCAGTTTGCCCTTAAAAACATAGTTAGAACTCTCCAAGGAGTAGGTGCGCTCTGTGAGGTGCCTAGCAAGCCCAGACTCGTTAATGTCAGCAATTGCGGCAGCCCATCGCTTGAGGGTGTGGGGGCACTGGGTTGCCTCCTCAAAAAAAAGAACGTCGCGAATCATTTCGGGCAATTCGGTGCCGCCCTCTCCTATTGATGCCGCTGACCTTTTCCAATGCCCAGCAAGCTTTTCACTGCGCGTCTTTCTGTTGTGCCGAGATATGCTAATTTCGGAAACCTTTTGGCGGTCGCGCTCGGAGACTGAGAGAAAAAAGGTTCCAAAAATGTCGTCGCCCTCAAAAGTTGCGCTCTTGTTATAATTGTCCCATCTGTGCGGCCCATCATGCCTTGCAATGTCTGCGCTTGGGGTGTCCTTGAAAGTTAAGGTTATGTGGTAAATGATTGTCTCGTTCGTTTTCATTTTATGTTTCTCCGTTTTTGGTTTGGTTTTTAAATCTATGCGCCAGCGATCAAATGCCCGCGGTCGTTTACGCTCAATTTCCATGCACGGGCAGCAATGATGTGCTTCAGAGCTTCACTCCAGTGACTCACATTGACGGCGACGGCACCAAAGCAAATTTGCTTTTCTAGGTACGCAACCCCGGCCTCGGTCGCGGCCTCAATGGTAAAGCTGCCGTTGGGCTCTTGTGTTACTTTGATGTCTGCTGTTTTCTCGTTCGTTGTTGTCATGGTTCTAAGTTAGTGCAAAGCGGCTGTGCTGTCAACAGAAAAAATGATTTATTTTTATTTTTTTATGTGTGATCCACGACGCTTTTAACATTGAGGTTCTCGCTCGCTGCCTTGTAAGCCTCTCTGTCTTTAAGCTCCCGAGCTATCATCTCCCGCGCATCGGCAATTAGGATTTGCGGGTGGTTTTTGACATCGTTGGCAAATTCTTTTTTGCGGTCATACCACCGTTCCATGTCTGAGATAAAAGGCGCACTCCAAAGAATTTCGCCGTCCAGCATGGGGTAGGCTTTCCACATCCCGTAACCGCCTGACACCATTCCGTTTGTTTGCTCGGCGTCATATTCGAGAGTAATCTGAACATCCTCGATTTGATAAACATATGAGCCGCTAAGAGCCTTTTTTACCGTGTGGGTGGTTTTTGTCTCGTTCGTTGTTGTCATGGTTCTAAGTTAGTGCAAAGCGGCTGTGCTGTCAACAGAAAAAATGATTTATTTTTCTTTTTTAATTTGAGGGAAAAACCGCGTGTATTTCGGCGACCCTGCGGCGGTCATTCTTTCGGGGGTCGGTATCAATCACAGTGCCCCCCTTGTCATCAATCACAATGCAATGCGCGGTATTGTGACCGTGTACAATTGCAATATAATTGGTGCCTTTGGGGTCGCCGAGCTGCGCCACTTTGCGGCGAACGCTGCCAACGGTCGAATCGTAACCGCCAACCGATGAAAGGCGCGAGCGAACGGCATACCCGAAACGGCGCAAGATGGAACCGCGCCTATTGTCGGTTCCATACTTCCCGCGCTTGATGATTCCTTTACAAGTGTAGTTGTAAGCATTTACGGGAACGCCGAAAAAGCTCAAACAAGTGGAAACACAAACCGTTTTCCGCTGGCCGCTGCCGTGGGTGATGTGATCGTTTAAAACTATGTTTCTTTTTGTCTCGTTCGTTGCTGTCATGCTTGGAGAATGATGCAAAGCGGCTGTGCTGTCAACAGAAAAAGTGATTTATTTTTCTTTTTTTTTGCCGATCATAAATGAGCAGCAAAATACTTTGTCGCTCAAAAAATACAAAAAATGATTGGCAAAAGAATTAGCCGCTCAAAAATGGGCCGAGGCATGGCTAAAATTAAAAAGCCATGCCTCGCAAGCTCTTGCGGGGGGGCGCGGGGAAACGAACGAGGAAACCCCTCACCGCCCGCGAGAGTTACCCAAATCAAGCGGCACCGTAATAAACCGCAGCCAATTCTGCCTTGTTCCAGAATTCGGAGCCAGCCTTTTTTTCACAACTTAGTTGCGCTTTTTGTGGGATAAAAAAATAAATCATTTTTTACCTTTCTTTAGCTCATACCATTCCAAGAATTCTAATGCGTGCTGTCTGCATATATTAAAAACCTCAACATAATTGCGGCAAATGATTCTGTTTTTCATTGAGATATTCGCGTGCATAACAGATTCGCGCTCAAGTCGCTCCACTCGCTTTTTCAAGGCACTGAATGCTTGGGCGTCAAACTTAGTTTCGCTTTTCATTTTTTAACCTTTCGCTTTCGTCCAGACAAATCTTGCAAGTGTCGCAAGCGTCATTGTCAAGATGCGAGTTGCGAGGGCCGCCGCAGCAATCACAAAGATCAACGGGCTCCTCGGTAGCCGCGGGCGGCTCGTTCCAATTTTGAAATTTTCTGAGTTCAATCAATCGGCGTGCGCTCATTATTTTTTCCTGTTGATGTGTGTTGTTGGTTAGTTGGCCGAGCGGAGCACTGATATGCGGTCAGCCAAGGCCGCCCAACACTTCTTGTCCCACGATGTGTGAATTGGCCGCGCACCATCAATTCGGAGGCACTCCGACACGATGCGATCAGCGATTGCGTCACTTGTGTGCAGCCGTAACGTCCCGTACCTTGCCGCATCGGCGACCTGTGCCGCCTCCTCCGGTGTGCGTAACTCAATGTTGCGTTCATGCCGCTCAAGAATTTCCCAAGTGGTGTGCGGTGATGGGCCTCGCATATCATCCTCCATCGCACCCAACTCGCACCACTTGAATTCCTCAAGGTGCCGCTTCTGTAGTTTGATTATGATTTCCATTTTAATTTTCTCCGTTTATGTAGTCCGACACAATTCCCAGCAACATCTTGCGAGTTGGGGCCGTGGCGATTGTATAATTGCTTTTCCATGTAAAAACCTCGCCGTCAAATTCCTCTTTATTATTAAAAGCGACTGCCCTATCAACGGCACGCCAACTGTGCAACGCGGGATTGTCAGACCATATTTCAATCTCGGTTCCATTGACTCTGTAAACCGCACTTGAATTCCCGAACCCGTTGCCGTTCCATTGGGCCTCTTTGATTTTCTCCAGCTTGATTTCCATTTTAATTTTCTCCGTTTTTGCCTTTGGTTTTTAAATCTCTACTCGTTGCCCCAATGAGCGTCTGCGCTGCTCGTGTCAGCAAGAAACTCCTCGCGGCTCTGGTAGCTGTCGAGCCTCGCGCCCTCGGCGGCGATCTGGTCTAAATCCATTTTTTGAAATTGCTGAAGTGCCTCAAGAGCCTTGGCTAGTTTTTCGTCAAACGCATCAAAGGCTTGATCAACTGTTGGCTCGGCTTGGTTTGTTTTTGTCTCGTTCGTTGTTGTCATGGTTCTAAGTTAGTGCAAAGCTGCTTTGTAGTCAATAGAAAAAGTGATTTATTTTTATTTTTTTTTGGCACTAAACCCCTGCCATCTTGAGAGCCTCGGTGTGCCGTAGCTGCTCGGCCATATCGTCGGCCAACATCTCCTCGCCTTGCTCCTTTAGCGTCTGCGCTTCAGAGGCGTCAAGCTCTCTCCAGTGCCAAAGGTTCACGCGCCGAGCTTGCTCAACGCGCTCCATTAAAAGAAACGCGCCAGTTTCCCACTCTCCGAAAGTGTCGTCTTGGTGAGCATTGCCGTATTCCGCCGAATCGGAAAACGTGCGGCAATGGCGCATATACTTGCCATTTACAAAAATAATAACTGTTTCCCCGATGAATTCCCCGAGCTTGAGGATTGTGGCGGATTGGATTTTTTCGGTTTTTGTCTCGTTCGTTGTTGTCATGGTTAGAGGATGGTGCAAAGCGGCTGTGCTGTCAACAGAAAAAGTGATTTATTTTTCTTTTTTTTTCTGCCCAGAAAACCCCTATTTTTTGAGCTTATAAAATTTATGGTTGCCATAAACTGCAACGGCCTTTTGGCCCTTGGCCCATTTTGGCCGCGTTCGCAAGGTGCAATAATGGTCAGCGTTTGAAATGATGCCGCGGTTCAAGTCTTTGCCCGCAACGATTAGAGCCGCGAGCTTGAGCGCATACTTGCCTTGATCCGTATTGAGTAAAGCCCTCGACGGCGCGGCCTTGTTCCAGCAAGAAAATTGCCGACGCTGCAAGCAAACTTTTTTTGCCGACAATCCGCGGTTGGTTTCCCGCTGCTGAATTACGCAAGCAACGCGATACATCCCGCCGCTGCCCTCGCCCCTCGCCTCGCCTAATATGGTGAGCGCAACAATCATCAGTGTGTTCATCGTTCTCCTTTTGTTTTTGGTTTTAGTTTCCCGCGGTGTGACGGCGTTGAATAATTGCTGCGGTTTCCGCAACCGCCTTATAAACCCGCACGGCGGAGGCGTTCACAACTAGAGACTCGTCAAGTTCCTCTTGAGCATGGTCGCCAATGTGGCCCTCGGCCTTTATGGCGGCAAGGTTCACGACATTTTGCCCGATTGTGTAAACTGTTTTCTTTAAACACTTCACGACATTTTCCTGCATTTCTTTTGCGGCCTCATCCAGTTGCCCATATTGACTCTGATCGTCAAAAATCATGTTCACCCCGGTATGGCTAAAATCTAGGTGGTTCGATCTCCACGCGGAAACGCTCCACTCATGCCCAATTGCTTGAGGCGGGCTAGAATTTATCAGCTCGCCAGTTTGAACGAGCGTGATCATGTGGTTCTCTAGTTCGTTTATTTTTGACTCAAGCCTTTTGACCTCGGCTTGGTGTTCCTGTTCGATTTGTTTTTTTGTTGCCATTTTTTTTGTTCGTTTTTGGTTGTTGTTGGTTTAATAAAATCTGCGGCGGTCAATATACCACTCATCAAGGCACTTGGTCGTTTCCATGCCGATCAAAGTGCCGTCGCTCTTGGTGACGTATCTTTTTGCAGACTTGATTTCAAAATCGAAAAAATGATTTGCGTCCTCCGCGCCAAACCAGCCGTGTTCTATCGCCCTGCTGATTGCCTCCCGAATATTGGCGGCGGTTTTCTTCCAATCGTATCGGCTGCCCTTGGTGGCGATTGTGTAACGGGCGGCCCTGTTGAAGTCGTGGATATTTATTTTTTCAAGGTTCATTTTGATTATGTTCATTTTTTGGTTTTGGTTGGGTGGTTAGCACTTGGGGTGATGGATTACGTTCCATGTTCCCTTGGGAGTTGTCTTGGCGGCTTTGCCGTTTTTCTTTGCTGCATTCCAAAGCGTGACGCCGCCGTTATTGCCGACCGTAAAAACGGTCTGCTCACGGCCCGAAAGCCAGAGGGCAGGGCGATACTCTTTTTTATATCCCACGGTCACGCTTACAAACAACCTAAGCTGATCGGTGGGCTTGCGGTATCTTGACGAAACCCGATCTACGGTCAGGCTGAAAGAGTAAAACTCATGGCTCTCCCTGTTATATGACTCAATATTGCCAAGCTCATTTTTTCTGTAGCTCCTGTTGTGCTTGGCGAGGATAGATTTTGCGATGCGGTAAGCCTTGGCCCTGAGCTTGCGGATTTTGGTTTCGGTTTTTGTCTCGTTCGTTTTCATGGTTCTAAGTTAGTGCAAAGCTGCTGTGTAGTCAATAGAAAAAATGATTTATTTTTATTTTTTTTTCTGCCAGCTAGCGGGTTTCTAGCTCGGCTTTGATGTTGCGGAGGAGGGTATTCATCAAGCTAGGAACACCGCCGTTCTCGAACAACCCGACGCGAGGGCCAATTTCCCAAGTCTCCAGCACCGGCTTATTCTCTGGGGCGCACATCAGCGTTCCGACCTTTGCGGCCCTGCGAGCGGCAACTGATTTAAACTGGCCCGGGTAGACGCTGGCATAAATCTCGAGCTGGTCGCCCTCTTTGCGGAGCTTTGTTTCTATGGTGACGTTAAACTGTTTCTGGATGCTGGCTTTCGTCGTCTTTGTCTCGTTCGTTGTTGTCATGGTTAGAGGATGGTGCAAAGCGGCTGTGCTGTCAACAGAAAAAGTGATTTTTTTTTATTTTTTTTCTTACCCCCAGCAAAACAGGGCTAAAAGCTGGATTTGGCACCCTGCGGCCCTGTGGCGGCTTTTGGTGCTCTGGGCTGTGCTGATATTGATTCCGAAAGAAAACGCGCCACAGGGCAACCTCGGGCCATTTTTCAGTGCATCAAGTGCCCCTGATGGTAAAAAGGAAAAATAAAGCGAAAACTAGAAGCGTTCGCCCGTTATCGCGGGCCAGCCTTGCGCAATGCTAATTTTTTCATCCCGGAAAAACTCGCCCATAATGTGAGACACATACCGTTGCGCTTTGGTCGGGTAGCCCGAAAAAATAACGCGGCCATCATCTTTTAATAAATCAAAAATTATGGAAAAGGCTTGCGCGGGAGAAATTCCAGCGCGTTGAGTTCCTCGCTGAGTAATGACAACATCAAAAAATTTTCTGTGAAATTCCAAATAATCCCTGTCGCAAAACTCATCAAATAAAACAATCTGATCAATCTGCACTTTGTTCCTTATCATGTTAGAAATTATTGCTGGCCGATCTTTTCGATGGATGACGGCAACCGTTTTGATCTCAGGATTGACGATCTTCGCAAAGATAGGAAAAAGGCCCGTGCCGCTGTCGATGTCTAATAGATATCTGATTTTTCCTTTAGTGTTAAAAAACAAATTGCTTGCTTTCTGAGACAGGAGCTCTTGATAAAGCAAGTCAAACGCGGCTTTTGTTGCAGGGTGGCCGCCGCTCCCAAATGAATTGGAGCTTGAAAGCTCAATTGCAAGCGTGCCGTCATGGGAGGGCACCTCAACACCCTCCGCGCAAGTGCAAATTTTTTCCGATAACCAAACAGGCGCAAAAAACTCGTTGATGCTCCAATCGGGCTCCATTATTTAAACGACTGTTTCCAAAGCCAAATTGACCCCATAATTAAAAAGCTAATCAGCGAAAGGGGTATCCCCAGAACAATCAGCCAAATTAAAAATTTTCCAAACACTTTCATTTTTTTAGTTATCGTTCTCTGAAATTGGCCCCGCAAACCACCCCTCGGGCAACTTCACTTTGTTTCGACTCCTCACCCATTCCCCATCTTTAAAAAAGTAAACAGTGCCAGCAGGAAAGTCTGGCCCAATCCTGACCATATCTTGTGACGTATCGAGAAAGACAACTCTACTTGTCCCGCAAGCGGTCATACTTAGCGCGAAAACGGTCGCGCAAAGTTTTGGGAACTGGGTCAGCATTAGTGGCTTTAACATCTTTTTTGATCTCACCCGAAAGCAGCTCCGCGATGACCTCGGCCAATGCCTTAAAAAAGGCTGAGAGCATTATTTTTTTTCCCCCGACTTGGCAAGGCCGCGACTAACCGAATACCCAAGACTAGCCAAGGCGGCAACGGCCAGCCCACTCAACTTGTCAATCGTCGAGACGCCCTCGGGATTTATCCAGCCCGCCATGAGGCAGAGGCCCAGAATTGAAGCGGCTGCCGTCAGCCAAAATTCTGTTGTTGCTGGCCCGCGTCGTGATGTTTGTTTTTTTGCTGTCATGTTATTTTTTGTCCGGATTTATTTGATCTAAAAATTGGCGCATTAGAGGTTCATCGCGCTCCTCGCTTGCCTTGTAGGCCATAAAGCCCAGCAGCACAAAAACGAAGGTTGCGCTTGATCCAACAATCATGCCAATGACAAATGCAATAACGACGTCCATCCTTTTTATCTTTCTCGCGGCCTCGCGGAACAGGTAAGTAAACGGTCAAGCTTTTCCTCAATCCTGTCAAGTCTTGCGTGGGTCTCGCAAGAGGTTGTTTTCAGCTTCGCAACATCGACCTCAAGAGTTGACATTTTAGAGGCTCCGTCGTCAAGGAGCTTGAAGATTCTTTTAAAAAACCAACCGCCAACGGCTATCGATAATCCCACCACCACCATAAATAATTGCTCTGTTGTCATTTTAATCGACCTCTTGAACTGTAATTTGAGCATCCAAAAGGGTGATCTCAGGTGCTCCCATAGTGGATTCATCGTAAGTTTTATATTTAATATAATAAGTCACGGACGAGGTAGTATTTGGGGAGTCTAAATAATTCCAAGAAAGCGATGCATAAGAGCCATCACCCATGTTACCGAAATCGTCCGACATGATTGTTTTGACAAGACCGATTTCAGTTGAGTCTCTAAACAATTGAGCATCACACTGCCCCTCCGAATAAGAATTGGCATCATAAGGCACGACGATATTGATATTGCCCCCGATTAAAACCTTGTTGCTCGTCGCGTCCGGAGTAATCGCCTGTGAAATGCAAGTGGCATAACTGGTGTCGGTGGTGCTGGATGTAGACCCGAGCGAATTCCCTAAAACTTGCAAGATCACCCCGCCGCCGCCGCCGCCGCCGCTGGAATTTATCGTCAACGTGTCTCCCACAATTGCCGTGGTCACGTTCGTCCCTCCTGCCACCGTCAGCGTGTCCGAGTCCTCAATTGTTACCGACCCAGAATCGGAATCAACATCAAACGAAGTCATCCCCCCGCCGCCACCAGAAATTGCCACCTCACTTGCTGAGGTGACATGGCCTTGGGCATTGATCGCAATTTGGGCAACGTGGGTGGCGTCGCCATAGGTTGCCGCACTGACGCCGCTCGCGGAATGGTTGAGCGTAACCGTATCCGTCGCGCTCGCCACGCTGGCGAGGTCAGTCCCTCCCAGAATATTTAAGGTATTGCCGTTCTCAATCGTCTGAGCGGGGCCGCTGTCACCATCAACGTCAAACGAGGTCATTCCCCCGCCGCCGCCGCTGGCGGAAAAATCAAGCGTGTCGGGAGTTGAGCAATCAATTACTACCGTCCCGTCGCTAGAGGTGAGCAGCACCGTATCAGAATCAGAAACCGTGAACGTATTGCCGCCGTCAGAAAAATCAAACGAGGTCATTCCCCCGCCGCCGCTAATCGTGGCCTCACTCGCGGAGGTGATTCGGCCTTGGGCGTCAATCGCGACAACTGCGGATTTTGTCGCGCTTCCGTAAGTGCCAGCAGATACCGAGGTATCGTCGAGCTTCAGCGTGATTGTTCCGGATGCCGTCACGGGGCCGCCCGTTGCCGACAATGCCGTCCCCCCTGCGACATCGATTGATGTCACGGTGCCGTTATTGGCCGCCGAGATCACCATTCCATTCCCGCCGCCATTGTCCCGAATGCTGATCCCTGTTCCCTCCGTAAAATAGACGTTGTGAGGGTCGGCGGCTGTTCCTTGAATCAAATCATTTCCGCCAGAGCCGTCTGGAACTTGAAACCGACACGGCACAAGATAGTTCAAATAGACGGGCAGCGTCTTGTAAGTTGTATTGTCAACGGGATTCATGCACCCCACGAAAGTTTGGCCGTGGGAATACTTTTGCCCTCCCGCAATTTGGAAAGTCGCTGGCCCCGTTCCTTTCGTGCTGCCCAGAATATCCACAGCCTCTTGCGACGCCGAGTCAGCTCCGCGAATATAAAAAATAGATTTGATGGTTTCGATTGTAATTTTCCCGGTGCTGTCGTCTCCGTGCAGATAAATATTTTTCCCCGCAACCCAAGTCATTCGATTGGTTCCAGAGTTGTTCGAGAAATCGACCACCGTATCGGCGGCAATTGAGCCATTCGAGTTTGCCTCAACTAGAAGATTGTCAACGCCACCACCACCGCCGCCGCTGGCGATCCAGCTCAAAACCCCAGCACCGTCGGTGCTCAGGACGCGCCCACTTGCTCCATCATTCGGCCAGACATAGGTGGTGCTGTCCGGTGTCGCATTGCACTGATGACCGATAAAACCGCCAACGTCATTCCCTGCCATGCCTCGGGCCAGCTTGAGCAATCCAGAATTCCCGTCGAATGATTGTATTGCGATGCCTTTGGTGGACGCCAAGAAAACTTCAGACAAATGCGAATATATTAGATTTTGATTTGTGTCGAGCCATGCGCCGAGCTGCGGCGACCTGTCCCAAACTAAATCCGTTTGAAGCCAAAGCTCCATGAAATTCCCGCCCTCGCTCATGTCTATGTCAATGCGGTTGGCTGTCGGGCTCCCTGTAATCAGTCGGCCACTTGTTCGCATTAAAATATTCTCAATGAACGTCTTAACCTTTTGCGCCGTGACGCTATGCAAAAACGTCGGGAATGTTCCTTGATTAAAACTGGGCAACCGAGGAAAAGAAAGGCCGTTGATGGAAAAATCAATCTTTGTGCCAAGGTTCCCCGTGGCCGGATTATTTCCGTGTGATCGATCTTCAATCGCAATTTTTCCAGATGAGCCCATTATTGTGCTTTGGTTTGGAACTGGGTGCGCCCCCAAATATTACCCGCAAATCTTTCAAGGGTTGATTGCGCCACATAAATCAAGGTTCCGCCGCTCACATAGCCCGTATAAGTTGTATAGGTCGGAATTGAGCTCGCGTCAACGTATTGTAAAACCGTCAGGTCGGTAGCATCGTTCACGACCCTAAACATTTGATTTGCAACATCAAGATCGGTGTAAGGGTCAGTGGTCAAGGCATATGCTGTCGTGGATTTTATGGTGGCGTTCAGGGATTGAGGGCTGCGAAAATTTCCCACCGCGTCATCATTGTAATAACCGGGAAACGTAAAAACGCCTTCATTGTAATCTGACCAAGAATCGGGAATCGTTGCAAATTTTTTTGTCCATTCCACCATCTCACCGCCCAAGGCTCTGGGCATTGTTTCTTCTACTAAATAGGCAATTGAATCTACTGCGGTTGAGCTGGTATGGGTTGCGGTTACGGTTGCCCCTGTAAAACTCGTCGAGGTTTTTGCGGTGTAAGGGATCGTCTCCGAATCAATCTTGACCTTGCCGATACTCGGAAACCCTGCGGTGCTGACGACGGGTAGAACCGTGTCGCTCGCCCCTATGCCGCCCGTGAGGGTCGTTGATGCCATTGCGGTGTCAAGCGTTCCCGTGGCAAAATTAGCTTGATTGATTGCAAAATCTTGCTCGTAAAAAATCGCCGTTTTATTTTGCTGAATGGGGTAAATAATTCGCGGCTCGCTAGAGAGTCGGCTTTCCGTTGCCCAATTCGCTGAAGGTGCGTCAAACGTGATTGCCATAATTTATTGATTTGTGAAATACCCTTTGACCGTCCTGTCAATGCTGCCGAGCTTTTTATCCATGCTGTTAAAAATGTCCATGTCCAAGCCTCCCCCCGCGCTGCGTCGTGCGATGCCGCCCGCCTCGCTTAATTTTTTGACGGCCTTTTCTACTTTCGAAACCTCCACTTTAGTTTCCTCCCGCTGCCTCTTGGCATCAACAGCAAGTTGCTTTTCTTTCTCTGCCATTTTTTTCATAATGGCAATTGCCTTTTCCTCTCCAAGTAACTGTGCGAGATGCGACCAGACATTGCCCCCTGTGCCCTTGCCCATGCCGCCAGTTCGGGAAAACTCCTCAAGCTCTTTTGAGATAGAGCCAAGCTCACTCTCAAACAACCTCCCCGACTTGATGGCTTCAAGAATCTCCTCCTCGGTTGCAAGGCTCCTCCCCGTGAGCGTTGTCCCCGCCTTCACCGACTCCCAATCATCTGCGCTCATCACGCTCAAAAGCTGCTCAAGGACGCCCTGAGTTTTTTCGTCATGAGTGAAAATGCTGCCTTTCTTGGTCGCCTCTTCGGCCATCTTTTTAATCGCTTTTTGAGACTTGGCATTGTCGAGAGCTTTTTGTTGGGCGTCCTTCAGCTCTTGCCCCGTTAACGGCTTGCCCGTCTTGATGTTGATAAATGGCTTGCCCGTGTCGTCCTTGACTGTTTTGTTATAACTCTCCCCCGCTTCCTTTGAATCTTTCTCCGAGACTGTCGCCGTCAACTTTGTCTTTCCCCAAAAATCTGACATTTTTTTGAGGCTCTCGTCAACTATGACGACGGGCAAAGGGATTTGAAAATTGCCCATTGCTTGAGCGAGCTGGGCCATTTGCTCCGATGGATTTCCTGCGTTGATTTTTGCAATCTGCCGTTCGCCAATTTTTAAATTCTCCTCGTGCATTTTTTTGGCGTCCTCGGCTCCCTTTGCAAATTTCTTTTCTAGGTCGCTCCGCTGGCCGCTCGCGTGCGCTGCCACCGCCGCCGCCTCGGCTGCTGCTCGCGCTGCCGCCTCTTGGGCCGCTTGCTCCGCTGGCAACCCCTTGCCCAATTGCCCGAGCTTCGCTTGAACCTCGTTGGCGAAATCAGTGCCAAAAGTTTTCTCCATGAGCTTGAAAAGATCAATATTCCCCTTGCCGAGCTCAACATAAAATTTTTCGAAAGAATCTATGCCGCCCGTTTTCATCAGCTTTTCAAGCTGCTCCCTATTGATGCCGCCTTTCATTAGAAGTTCGCGGCCCTCCTTGCCGAAAGTGGAAATTTCCTCCTCTGACTTTTGGAGGAGCCCTTGAAGCGTGCTTGAGATTGCTTTTCCTACGCCCGATTCTCCCATCTGATTTGATCTGAAAAGCTCCATCAATTCTTTTGCTGAAACATCGGTACCGCCAGCAAATTTCAAGTGAGGCGATTGCTTTTTCATCCGCTTCCGTTCGTCGCTTAATAATTGAGCCATCCGCTCCAAGGCCGTTGCGGTTATCCCGCCGCTGGCAATCCTTTTCAGCTCCTCCTCTGTTTTGGTCAGTTCCTTGGCTCGGCCCTCTCTCTTTGCCTTGGCAACGGCGGCTTTAGCTTCAGCGGCAGCGACTCGCTCAATTGAACGCTCGGCGGTTAGCCCGATGGCCGCCAGTGCATCCCCGATCCGAGCCCACCCGTCAACCACTGTTGACAGCAACTTGACCAGAGATTTGAGAACCGTATTAAGAATCTTAAAAACTCCCATCTTGGAAAGTGCCGCATACCAAATCGCCGTTGCTTTTCCCATGTCAAGCAGCACCATCAGAAAGTCAAAGAGAATGTCTAGGAAATCGCTCACCGCCGATTTGCCTTCTCCCTCAAATGCTTTTTTCATGGCAACGGCAACCCTCTCAACTCCCTCCTTAAACTCATCCCACGGGAGTTTCTCGATCATTGTAAATATTTCGTCGATGATTGGGCCAATGGCCTTGAGAATTGGCACCAACATTTTCCCAACCATTATCTTGAAAGCCTCCCACCGTGATCCCATTTTTTTAATCTGGAAATCGAAAGTGTTTTCCATAGTCTCAAACGCCTCCCCGGCTGCGCCAGAATTATCGGCCATTTCCTTGATCGCTGCACTCAGCTTTTTCCCTCCGTCAGCTGTCATTGAGAGAACCGCCTTGGCTCCCTCCATTCTGCCCAGTAAAGTTTTCATTTGACCAACATTGCCCCCCGTTTTTTCTTTCAACTCCATGAAAACATTTAGGATGCCTCCCGGCTTTTTCATGTCCTTTTGGAGCTTTTCAAAATTGACCCCGAGCGACCTCGCCAACCCTTCAGCTTTCTTTGTCGGCGTATTGATCGAAACTATTGCGGAAGAAATTTGGGTCATTGCCTCCGAGGTTGGAACCCCTGTCGCCGTCAACGCGGCAACTGATGCCATCACATCCTTGAAAGAAACCCCGGCAGCTTTTGCCACGGGCGTGACGACCGCAATGCTCTGAGATAATTGCTCAAAATTTGTTTTGCCGAGCTTCACCGCCGTGAACATATCATCAGCCGCTTGAGCTGCTGAGACGTTTTCCCGCCCATACGCATTGATAACCGAGGTAATTCCGTCCACCGCTGTCTCTAAATCAGTCACGCCGCCAATTGACGCCTTTGAGGCAACTTCCATGAACTCAAAAACATTCTCTGCAGGGTAGCCCGCAGAAATGGCTTGATAGAGAGCGGGAACCGCCTCCTCGGGCAAAATCCCCATCGTTTTTGACAGCTTCAAAACATCCTCCTCCATTTTGCCCATCGCCTCTTTAGATATTCCCGGCATCAACGTAAAAACTTCGGCCATCCCTTTTTCGAACTCAACGAATGTCTGCGCCGACTTGACCATTAACGCCCCCAACGCCGCCGCGACAGCGGCCACAGCCGCCGCTCCAACCTTTCCGAAACTAGAGAGGGCAGAGCCAAGCTTCCCGACGCTTTTTTCTGATCCCGAGGTATCGAGGCCAAGCAGCCCCGTTATTGAAAACTTAGCCATGCGCTCGGCTCCTTTCTGCTGCTTTATTCGACTCAGCTAAATACTGCTTTTTGCAAGCGTCGGCGTGACGGCTAAAGAGGGGATTTTTTGCGCCCTTTCCCGAGCTTGCCTCCATGCGCCGCCCCATTGCGCTGCCAAGGGAACTGGTGACGAGCAACGGAACATCAAGAATCTGATCAAGAGGCCAATGGTATTGAGAGGCAAAAACATCCACCATGGAGGAAACCCAAAGAACAGAATTTTCGTCGGCATCGTCAGAGCGTGCCCCCTGACTCATTAGCTCCATACTTTCTGAAATTAATTCTGCCAGCTCCTCGGCGTACCATTCCCATTTAATCCAAAAATATTTAAAAGCAAAAAACCGCCCCAAAAAAATTGACGGCGTGAATTTTGGGCTCAACACCCAGAGGGCTCGCAAAACCGACTCGCGGCCAATGGGTGACGAGCCCCCAATGAAAGGAGATTCGACGGCATCCAAAAAGAGGAGCCGCCGAATCGAGAAAGGGGCTACTTGGAACCTCCCAACCTTAACGGGTTGAACGAGGAAAACCAAAGACGCCTCTTTTTGGTCTAGCTTTTTAGCTGCCGCAAGTTTCGGCTTGTACTCCTCCCACAATTGCGCGGAGGTTTTCATTTGCCGAGCCTTAATTTATTTTCTCATAAAACGAAACGCTGCATTTCGCGTAGTCGCCTTGACTCTGCGCGTCGCCGATTTCGGTGATCACATAAGTCCCATTGTTGCGCCCGTTGGTTGTTGACGTCACGATCTCATGCCCGATGGACGGGTTGGGTGCCGTTGCGTCTGAATCAGTTGAGTATTGCAATGTTGCCGATCCCTCAATCCTGTTCGGCACAAGAGTCGAACCTAGCGGCTCACCATTGCTGTCATTTATGTCAACGCGGTTTGACCCGTAAGTAAAAGTCGCGTTTTCCATAACGTAGGTAATTGAGTTGATGGTGACAGGAGAATCTTGGATTCCAAAACTTTGGGTTCCGTCTGAGGTGATTGCCATATTTTAGTTTTCCTTGTTTTTTTATATTAAACAGTCGGCCTTTCGGCGCGTATTTTATCAGCTAGGCCAAGCGTCGTCCCGAATAGCAAACCGAACATTCCAAGAGAGTTCACTAATATTAAAGTCGGCGTCTGTCAAGTAAGAACAGCCCCCCGGCTGAAGCCATTTTAAATCATAATAAGGCAAGTTTGAACTGCCCCAATTTGCCCCGCTATATAAAAGCTCGGCCCTGACTTTTGATCTGTAGGTTGCGTGATCGCTTGCGCCTCCTGCCGCGTTGTCTGTAACAACACGCACATTAAAAGTTGCATTGAGGTCAACAAAATCTTTTGTATTCGGTGACGCGCCGCCCCCGCGCAGTGATGTCACTGGGTCGGATTGGTCTGCCACAAACTGAACCTCAAGCCGCGGGGCAACAAGGTCGGTTGCGTTTACGGTCGTGAAAACGTCAATGCTCGTCGCCGTGTTAAGAAAGGTGGCGGCGGCACCCTCAAAATGCACCTCAAAATCCAGAAGGTCATGCAAGGAGCTTGCGGCCATTATCTGCCCCGCGAATATCGAGAAACACAATCAAGCGTCAACGACACATTTCCGTGACCGATGAAAGTTGACTCGACTTTAAAACTGTTTGTGCCGTCGCTCACAACCCAGCCCTTTTTCGGATAGGTAGAAACGCCATTGATGTTAAGATAAAAGCGGGTGTCAAGCGTCACCTCCCGCCCGTTTTCCTGAACCGCAAAAGCGTCCTGCAAAGCTCTCTTGGTTGCGGTGAATTCCACATCAGCACTTGAAGCGGGCGAAATAACTGTCAGCGTTACTTGGAAATCATTTAAGGCGAAATCCATATCCGCCGAAAGCATTGCGGTTGTGTAGCTTGCCATCTTAAAAGACTTCCCTCACCTCTAAAGCAATAGCCAAGCTCTAGGGTGAGGGAAGATTATTCCCCCCCAAACGGTAGCCTTATGCGCCTGAGATTATTTCACCAGCGTTCGCATTAATAATTATCTCGTCGCACGAATTGCGGACGCGGATCACATTGGCTGGCGGTTGTTCCGTGCGATAAGTTTCGGAAACAAAATCGCCGCCGCGCTCGGTGTAACACATCGTGCGACCGATGCCGCCATTACTCAGCGGGCCATCAGCAATGGACGCAACGTAAAAACTCGTTGTCGGCCATATTGCGGAGCGGCTGGCGGTTTGTCCTTTCATTGCAGAATTATAGCGGCTGTTGCAAATCACAATGCCATTAACACCAAGCACGCGGGCAACTTGATCCTGTGACCAGAAAAACGCACCGCTGCCGTTGATGAGATTCCGCATGTCATCGGTTTGCGTCATCTCTTGATAAAGAGATGCCTCTATAATTAGCTGAATATTTTTTGTGATGCCGTCAGCGTTTAGCCGCAGCACAGCGTTGCCAATATCCGCAATAGGTGTCGCGCTGGCAACTACTGACATGGCCGCGGTTGCTGCGGTAGAATTGAATCCCGATCCCGATAAGGCACTGGCAACGCGAATTTCGTGCCCAACCATTAGATCGTCGGCAAGCTGATTCGCGGCAACTGAAACAATATCCAAAAGGGCATCTGTCTCGGCCTCGGCGGTGTTGATGTCGTCCAAGGAATTTTCAACACCGTACTCTAGGCAAGAAAATGTGGCAGAGGTATACTCACCAGACACTTGAGCAAAGTTTGAACCCGCGGCCCTTGGCTTGGATGCGTCGTTGTCATATTGCGCTGACTCAACTTTTACATATTTGCCTTGCCGAATATTGACAGGTTGGAACGGTAAGATTTGTGGCCCAGCATACACTTGCCGGTCTACCGCGTTGACCACCTCTGAAATCACTGGCTGAAATGAGGCGGCGGATGATGCGAACATACTCATAATTTATTTTCTCCGTTTAATGGGTTAAGCAAAAACGTGATTGTGAATCAGAACCTCGATCACATCACCATCAGCGGATGAGGCTTGAAGCGCATAGCCGATTTTAACATTAGTGTTATCGGTTCCGATTTTTCCGGTGCCGTTTGTATAAACGATGGCATCTACGGCAATCGTATCGCCGCCGCAAAGGCACTCCATTGTGCCGCCCGAATTGATTAGCTGAACATTACCATAACCGCTGGCGGCTACGTCTTCAGTGACGGCCCCAATCACATGATCGGTGGCGTTATCGCCCGCAACACTAATCGTTCCTGACGAATCAAGAGCCACTAGGCTGTAGGCGTCTATTGCGGCAGCCGTCGCTTGAAACGTGCGGCCACTGGCTTGTGATGTTGTTGAACCCATTTTTTAATTTCTCCCTGTGGTTTAGTTGTTAAAATATTCTGGATGCTTTTTCCCAACCTCAAGCAACGCGCTTGATCTGGTCATGGTTTCATTGAGCTCCAAAACCTCTTTTACAGCCTTTTCCTTGAGAGCTTTTGTGTTTTGCTCCTCGGAAATTTCCTCGTCGGCGGCATCTTCAGCAATTGGCTCCTCGCCAGCAAGCAACTCCTTGAGCGTTGCGATTTGCTCCGAATGGCTCTGAAGCTGCTCGCTCATTTTGGCAATCAGTTGATCGCGTTCACTCAGCCTTCCCTCAAGCTCGGCAATAACGGCGTTGTCAGCCGTTGCCCCAACAGCCTCCTCGGCTGGCTCGGTAAATTCGGCGTCCTCCTCTAGCACCTCGACAGGAATCGAAAGCTTTTTGCGCTTTTTCTTTTTGGGCTCTGAGGCATCCGCTTTCGCTTTTTGCGCTTGCTCCATTTCCCCCGCTTCTATTTTTTGTCGCTCAAGCTCCTCGCTTGCCGCAGTTGTGAACTCTGTTTTCATTATTTTTTGTGTGGTTTTTATTTCTGAAAAAAGGCTGCTGTTGGCGGCTGGATTGTCTACGAAATCCGCAGACATAACCCGCACAACTTCAACCGTGGGCAATTCGTATTGCGAGCCCTCGGGCCTTTCGTCCCATCCATCAAACTCTAGCTCGGTGTCGTCGCTCATCTGCCAAAATAGCCGCGCCTCGAAAACAAGAGACACCCCAAAATTTTCGGGCAATATTTCGGCCATTTCAAAAAGCCGGGAAAACGCCTCTGGCTGATAATTTCGGAAAGAATTAAAAGCTTGAAACTGCCGCGCCTTCAATTTATATTTTCTTTTCGGCCCCGTCTGCTTTAACCCCGCCTCCTCGCGTTCTTTTGCGCGTTGAATCTTGGCGGCTCGCTCCGCTCTCGCATCCTCTTTCGCTTGCTTGCGATCCTCGGGCGCAATATCGCTTTCGGGGTCAATCTTTGTCTTGCGTCGATCCTCGCACCAATCGGAGCTGTAAGGCGCGTGTTCACAGCCGCCATCAAGATAAAAGCCAGAGAAAAACCCGACCTCAGTATTAAGGCGGTCGTCCTGCGCATTTGTGTGAGTGATGTACGCGGGCAAGGATTTCCCTTGTAACGCTTGCGCGGCCCCTTCAAGAGTTTTGCGCGTAATCAAAACGCCGTGGCCCTTGGCCTCGCCCTCCTCTAAAATTGAAACGTCTGACATGGTTCCCGCCTCAACGTCAACCCCGCGAAATTCCTGCACGTTTTCGAGCCGTGCCCGCATTTCGAAAAGGTTCACCGGGGAACTCAGGCCGAGTTTTTTCTTTGCGCCGTCAAAGAGCGGCCCCGCTGCATTGAAAATTTCAGTTTCGCCCGTTTGAGCGGCTCGCGTTCTGATAGCCCGCAAGCCGTTCAAGCTCACCGTTTTGAAATCATCGGTGAAGGGATATTTGTAATGGCCTTTAGTTTCTGGGTCAGCGTCTGGGTCAACTCCAAGAAACCATTTTCCGTAGTCGGCAAACGAGTGCGCCTCCAGATAGGAATTCTCAACGCCCGCGCTTGGGCCGTCCCATTCTTTCGATTGGCTAACCTTTCCCGCTTTTATCAAAGACGCCGCGTGAGAGCGTCCTTTTGCGTTGAGGCTGGCTTGAAGCTCTAAAACTGCGCTACGCATCAAGGCTTTTTATTTTTCGCGGTCGCCGGGGTGTCGCCGTCCTGCTGCCCTTTGACCCATTTTTGCTCCATTGTGGTAAGTTCAGCAAGCAGCTTGGGGCTCGGCTTTTTCAAGTAGGCTAAAACTTTTTCTCTCATAATAAATCTTGCTCCTCTTGGTCGGCTGCCGCTGCGCTGGAAATATCAGCGTAATTCGCGGATGTGTTCACGTTGTAAAAATTCATGAGTTCGAGATAACTGTCAAGATTAAATTCCTCGGCAAGCTGCTTTGCTGTTAAAATATTTTGAGCCTTGCGGCGCAGCTGCGCCTCTGCCGTTTCTCCAAACTGGCTTGCCACATCGTCAAGAGTGAGCGCACCCATTTGCAAATATTTAGCATCGGACGCAACTTGGGCGACCCTGTTAATCCAGCGAAAAGCGGGCAACTGCCAGCGCACGTTAAAAATCTCGCTTTCGTTTTTCGGCATTGGCAGCTTTCCATCAGCGATCCACCTTTTAATTTTCCATTGCCAAATGCGGTCAAGAACCTGAGTTAGTGCCCGCTGATCCTCCTCAACGGCTCCTTGATATTGCAGAACCAAGCCTTGCGAGGCACTGAAGGAACTTTCTCCGATGGTTGCAAGAATCATCTCAACAGGAACGCCGACCGACGCCCCGACTTGGCGCAGCTTATAAATGCACCAATCGATGCCATCCACATTTGGGCGGCCTCCTGCGCTGATTGTTTCGATTGATTCCCCCGGCTCCAGATAATGAAAAGTTCCCGGCTCAAATCGCTGAAGCCTCCCGGCGGTATCTTGTTCGCTTGGGTTCATGCGGTCAACAATCTCAAATTGCGCCGCGCCCTCCTTTTTAACAACCGCCGAGAGCGACGCCGAAACCTTTGCCGAAATCATTTCGATTGTTTCGTATTCGTCCAAATCCTGCAACGCATTGACGGCAGACGCCAGCTCGGGAACCCCCCGCCATTGGCTCGGCCTGATCCTCTTAAAAAATAAAATCATGTTGCGGGCTGGAATGTTTACAGTATTTTGCAACATCCCATTGACGCGCTCGCCCACCTTGTAAGAAACGGGACGCCCTTGCTTGTTTATGATGACCCCGTTTTTGTCTGGGCTTTGCTCAGTCCATACGGAGCGGGAATAATCGTTGCCAATCCTGTTCCCCTCAAGTAATTGAAGATGCCCGCTTCTGGTCAATAAAACGCCTATGTCGCCATAAAACAAAGTGCTGTCAATGATCTCCTTTTGAACGGTCGCCATGTCCATCGAATTAGTAACCTCGGGATATTTTGCCCACTCCCTCCAAAGGGCCGTTGCTGTTGCGTTAAAATCTTGATCGTTTGTTTGCGGCTGCGGATTAATCCCCGCGCCCACAATGTCAGTTTTTCGGAGCCGTGAAATTGCTTTGACGACGGGATTGTTTCGCTTGAAATTCATCAATGTCGAAATCAGTTTGTCGCGGTCGTGGCTGTTGAGCTCAATTTCCTCCTCGCGCAACGGAGTCAGCCCGCGGTTTTTTCTGTTCCGCGTTTGCTTCACCGCATCATAACCAAACAACATCTGCGCCGCCGCCTTGGCTCGCTTAAAAAATCCTGCCTTTCCGTTTACTTTTACTTTCATAATCAATTCCAACTTTTAAAATCCATGCGATTATAGCCGCGAGCATTTGCCGAGTTGCCCGTTGTCCTCAAAAGTATGAGCCGCGTCAACCTCTCAATCTCCTCCCAAAGCTCGTGGCGCGTTTCGTAAGTAAAAAGCCTGTCGCCCAGTGTGTACTGCTTTGTGGGCGACGTTGAAATTGTAGTGTAAGCCGTAATCAAATTATCTCGGGCCGTTGTTAAATCTGCAACTGAGTAGTTTGCTGCCATAATATTTTTTTATTTTAAAGGGCCAATCTTTAAATGAGGATACGCCGCCGCAATCGCTTTGGCAACTGAATGCCAGCGACTGCCAACGGCCTCCTCGTAATACCTCATGCGTCCGTTCATTGCTTTTTGGACTGCGCCCGCGCCCTTGGTGAAAGGGTTGAACGTATTCGTTGAACTTATAGTAAAACTAATGGAAGGGTGATTGCCCCGCAGATTTTTTTTCCCGGTATAAGTTTTTGACCATTTCGGGCCGCGGCTGGCCGCCACCCCGAGGCCGCCGCTTTTGGAATACGCCTCTTTTAGTTTTCCCTCGTCGCGGCCCCACCCCGTGGAAAAGCGGCGCAACTTTAAAAATGCGCCTACTCCATAATATGCGGCCTTGCTGAGTGCAACTCTTGTTTCTGCGCGTTTACGCAAGGCAGCTAATCGCTTCAGCAAGCGAGCCCACATTGACGGAGAATAGCGAAAGCCCTTTTTGCCGCCTTGAGTCTTCCCGACATAATAAAATTTTCCGTTCATCCTCACCCAGCCTTTGAAAAATTTTGATTGCGGATTGAACTTGCCCCCCGCTCTGTCAATTGTGGTGCGGCCCGTTTTCTTGGCTGCGCTTTGCAGCACCTTGACAACCTCAACCTCGATGGTATCGCCAAGCGGAGAGTTCGCCTTTGTAGAAAGGTTCTTGAGGTAGGCCATGAATGGCCCCGTGTCCATGCGAAAACCGCCGCCCGCCATAGTTGGTTAAAATACTGCCTTGCGGGCAAATAAGCCAGAAAATTGATGGCGAAAAAAAAAGAAAAATAAATCATTTTTTCTGTTGACAGCACAGCCGCTTTGCACTAACTTCTAACCATGACAACAACGAACGAGACAAAACTTCAAAAGGCCGACGGGCTTGCAAACCTTATGTCTGACAATTCCAAATTCAAAAAGGGGTCAACAGCCTTTGAGGTTAGGCATTGGGAAACAGATGACCAGACCGAAAAGGTTACGGTTCAGATTCGCAAAATTCAGATTGAGTCTTTTGGAAAAAAGCAAGGAACCGCAACCGCCGAGGAAAGCGGAACTTTTATCGGGGTTAACCTAAGCCCAAAATTTTCAATCCTTGCCCACTCGCTCGATGATGCAAAAAAAATGGCAGCACAACTTGGATTACACGAATCGGCAATGAGCATTGCGGGAAGTCTCCGCTGTGCAAAATCTTGGCTCGACAACTACTCTTGCCGCGCAAAGCCCGCAGTTGTTGCAAAAGCAAAAGCAAAGATTGCTTTTCTGGAAACCGCAAAACCCTCTTTTAACATAACCGAAAAAAACTAAAAACGGAGAAAACTAAAATGACATCAACCGAAACGACAAAAACCCATCATCTCCCAATAGCCTACAGGGGAGAAACCATCGGCGAAACAGCAAACAACCTTGCCGAAGCGTTAAGCGGCGAGGCTGACATACAGGGTCTTTATATTATCGAGGAGGCGTTGAGAAAGGCAAAGGAGATAAGGAGCAGGAAACAACGCTCCGACGAGGCAGCCGCAATTTTCGCGAGGCACGGCATTAAAAATTAAACACTCACCAAATCGTTTGAGGCTCTGCTTGCGGAGCCTTATTTTTTGGGAGCTCCTTTGCCTCAACCTTTGCCGCGCCAATCCCGAAAGCCGCAGCAAGGGCAAGGGCGTTGGCCTCGCAATCCCAATAATGATCATCTCGACCGCTCACCCATTCGCGAGTTTTTGCCCCTTTGCGGTTTATCTTTTCGACAAGATTTGTTGTCACCATTTGGCGAACGTATTCGCGATCAATGCCCTCATATAAAAACCAATTGTGCGCCGAGCCGTTTCTTTTCTTTAAAAGTTCTTGTTGCCAAATGTCTTTGTTGACATGGAAAAGATTTATGCGAGCCCCGCCGCGCCGTGATTGTTTTTGGAAAACTGCGTAAGGGTCAATTTTTGTCATGCGAAAAGGCAACGGCATTTTTGCCCAGCCTTTCGCGCCGAACCAGAAATGACGCTCGGGGAAAATTTGCTCATATATCTCCTGCGTTCGGTAGCCAGTATCAACCACCCCATAATTGACCTCATACCGCGCAACGATGTTTTTTAAATCGTCAAAAGCGGGAACCGTCCCATTGTCGATCAAGTAGCTTGTGCCGTCCCTGTCGAACCCGCGAACGATCCAAACAAAATAATCGCGCTGAACATCTGCGGAAATGATTCGATATTTTCCGACAATATCCCCGCGCTCAATGCCCTCCTTTTCGAGTGACTGAAAAGCGGAGGGGTCAACCTCTCCCGCGTCTACCTTGTAAGGCTCCGCCAGCCAGCCGTTGACAAAAGCCCGCATTGCGGGAACTGAGCGCGTGGCTTTCAAGTGCTCGACCGCCATCCTGCCGAAAGTAATAATGGGAGAATAAAAGCTGTTCAGATGGTAAGTGCGAGAGCCCTCCTCTGAGGTTGAGCTTGTCGCGATCCACTTGCCTTTTTTAAGCATTTTAAATTTGTGCGAGTCGTTTATTTTTTTGCCGCAAAACTCGCATTGATAAAAAGCCGTTTTAAGAACCTTGGGCAAATCCCAATCGCCCTCAAGCTCTGCCTTGTCTGACCATTTTAAATTGAGCTCGCCAGCATCATTCTTGAGCCGAAAAATTATTTCCTTTTTACAATGCGGGCACGGCATATAAAAACGCCGCCTGTCGCCCTCGTTGAAAACTTGCCAGATGCCGCCGAATTCCTCGATGGGTGTTGATGATTGGAAAATTTTATAATCGGCCCGCCCTTTAATTCGGTCAAGGCATTCTCTGCGCGTCTGCTCTGGGATTACGTCGATTTCATCGAGAACAAGAATCGAGACAGGGTAAGAGCGAATGTTGGCAGCCGACCCAGCCCCAACCAAGTTCATTGTGCAGCTTTTAAACTCCTGCTTTTTTAAAGTAAATTTTTCGATATTGATGGAACCATCAGTGAAGCGCGGCAAATGTTTTTCGATCACTTTTGATTCACGGCAAAAAGGCAGCCAGCGATCAGAGGCAAAAGATCGGCAAAGGTTATCGTTCGGAAAAACCCACAGAATGGGGCGAGGGCGGCGGTCAATTGTATAGCCGAGCATTATATAAAAACTTGTTGTCTTGCTCGTCTGCGACCCCCAGCAAAGCCCGACGCGGCTCACCTTTGGATCGGTTAAGGTTTCAAGAACCTCGTTCACATAGGGGTACATTCGGGTGCTGTATGGCCCCGGCTGCTCTGTGACCCGTGAACTCAGCTCAACGCTCTCCTCTGCCCAATCTAAAACGCCGATTTTTTTCTTGCGTTTAAAAAGTGACCACGCCTCACGGGTCAAGGCTGGGCTTGGGTCAATTAATTTTTTCTCCACAATGGGGGCAACTGATTTGGGGTTTTGCGGGGTCTGGCCCGTCTAGCTCGCGCATCAACTGACCGAGGGAATTGCTTGTGTATCCTGTAAACTCCATGTCAATTTCTCCTGTGTCCAGCTCAATGAGCAAATCTTTTAGGGCTCGCGTATTCATTTCGGCAAGCTCTGCAATTCGATTGTCAGAAATCAAATGGGCAAGCTCGTCGGCCTCTGTCTTGAATTCCTGCAAGCTGATAGGAACTTTCTCAAGCTCCAAAAGTTTTGCAGCTCTAAGGCGAGCGTGACCCGCGACAATGTAGCCGCTCCTCTTGCTCACAACAATGGGAGCCCGCCAGCCTTGGCCTCCAATTATTTTTGCCAGCAACATAATTTGCGCGGGGCTGTGTTGGTTGGGGTTCTTGGGGTGCTCGACCATTTCCCCCAAAGGCATCATCTTGCTGTGGGCGCAATGGATCGGCGGTTTATTCTCTTTTTGCTTTTGCATGTTTTTCTATTTGTCTGAAAACTGAATCAAGACCCTCCTCAATTGCCGACTCTGCAAGCAACGGGTCGGATGGGTTTGCCGTGTGGGCAACTAATTTTGGCAAGCTGTCAAGCGACGAGCGAACGGGGCCGAGAACTTTTTTGATAACCTCTTGCGCCGCCGACGATGGAACGAGTTGCTTTTCCTGCTGCTCAAGCTCAAGCTCTTTCAGCTTTCTCAAAGCCTCCTCTTTGCCCGCTTGAGCCCGCAAAAGTCGTGCTTTTGTTTTTTGCAATTCCTCGGGCAGCAAATTATCGTTTTGCCCTGAGTCGTCAAGGATTGCGCGAGCTTCCAAAAATTCTTGCCATTCCTCCAAGTTTGTTCCCGCGGGGCCGTCAGCGTTGCGCCTTAAATAAAAAATTGTTCGGCGACTAATCCCGAGCTCGTCGGCCAATTCTTGAGCGGTCAACGATTTTGAAACGATACTTTCTAAAATTGCTTTTTCTGGAGCGGTCAAAACTTTTCCGCTTGCCGCTTTTCTGACAATGTTCTCTTGGTTTTTGATGAGAACCGTCTTTGCCTCGTCTGCTTGTAAGCTTCGCATTTACTTTAAAAAAACTTTTTCCACTATACAAAGCTACCACGCAACCGAATTTTATTCACGCGAAACAAAAAAATGCACTTTTTCAACGTAAAAACGCTGTTTTTGGCCTTTTAAAAGTTTCAGAATTTCATTTTTTAAAACGCAAAAACAAAAATCATTCTCGGTTTTGTAACAAAAAATAATTTTTAAAGCTTTAAAGTTTAAAAGCGAAACAGCTTTGCAAACTTTAAAGCAAGTTTTAAAGTTGTTTAAAGTTTTTCCCGCTCGGCTTTGTGTTTAAATGTCAAGAGTTTTTAATAACTTTTTTTTCAATCTGCAACCGCGATCCCTGACCAGAGTGGCCGAAAATCTCCCTAGGATGCGCTCAGAGGGCTTGGAGCGGTCTGCGAGCCTCGACCCACTAAAACGCCTCTCAGAGCCTCCTAGGGTGCAACCCGGGCCAGCAGGGCACAACCTCGCTTTGTAAAAACCGCGGTCGCGG